ATGAACCACAGGAAAGGTTTTGCCCATTGGCGGGAACGCTGTGACGCAAGGATTTTACCCCATTCCATTTTGGACCTGCTTTGCGAAAAAGACGGCAAAGGCAATACCTTTACCTATTTGGCCGAAGTTTCCGATTCCGAATCGTTGGAACTGCTCCGAGGGCTTTCCCTTTACAACCTCGTGGACGAACTGATCGTTTACCTGCTTCCCATTTCCTCCGGCGGGGGAACTTCCATACAAAACATTCTTCCTACTCTGCAATGGCGGTTGCATGAAGCCACTACCTTTTCCAACGGTATCTGCCGGTTGATTTATCGCAACCCTCGCAAGATGTAACTTGCACATTGCGGGAATCCTTGCATTTTGCAAGACCGTTTTTTCATTTCAACTTTCCTCTGATAATTTTTATTTCGCTGTATTTCAGCGGAATGCCTGTGTTATTCCGTGAAATGCAGGGTCATTGGTATGCCATTAGCCCTATATCATAGTATAACCTGTTGCGCGACAAGGTGTAATCAGTCATTATTTACACTCAAAAGACAGATCATATTATGATACAGATAGACCGTGAGACGTTCCAGATGATGCTTCACCAAATCATGGAACGGTTCGACAAGATTGAAGACAAGCTGAGCCGCATGAACCGGCAGACCTCTGCCCTTGACGGCGACAAGCTGCTGGATAACCAGGACATGTGCGAGTTGCTCGGTATCACGAAACGTACCCTTGCACGGTACCGCCAGAAAAAACTCGTGACTTACTACATGATAGACGGGCGTACCTATTACAAATCATCCGAGGTCAAGGAATTTCTGAACCGGAAAGGCAGGCTCTCCCTCGCGGAAATGGAGCGAAACAGAATCAATGTTTAACAAATTAAAATGAAGAATTGCAATGGAAATTATCAGTATGGACATCCGGACTTTCGACGCGCTCATGACGCGTGTGAAAACCATCGAGGAAAAGGCCGACATACTATGTAAACGGCAGGAAGACCTCGGCTTGAAAAAATGGCTGGACAACCAGGAGGTATGCGACATTCTTGGCATATCGAAGCGTACCCTACAGGAGTACCGGGCCAAAGGATTACTGCCTTTCGGCAGGATCAAGAACAAGCTGTTCTACAAGCCTGAAGACGTGGAGAAAGTATTACAGTCGTATTATCATGCTAATTCAAAGAAACTATGAACCATTATTTCATTGACAAGCAAGACCCGCGTGTAGCCGACCTTCTCCGCCGTCTGGAGAATACCGGCAGGGCACTGAAGAAAATGGAACCGAACTGTCAACGCTCGTTCAACGGCGAACGTTTCATGAATGATGTGGAACTGGCAAAACTCCTGCGTATCAGCCGCCGCACCTTGCAGGAATACCGGTCATTGCGCATCCTGCCTTACTACCTGATACAAGGCAAGGTGCTGTACAAGGAATCGGAAATTCAGCAACTGCTGGAAGAGGCGCATAGAAAGTGCCTTGACGAACAACAGAAATGGTTATGATCTGAGCAAGCGGTTCCAACGGAACAGTACGAGAGGAACAGCCCGATAATACGGATTGTTCCTCTCATTTTTATTGCCGCTTGTTTACACAGTCTTTCTTTTCCGCTTGGGCTTGGCGATAACTTCTTCTTCGTAGAGGTTTACCGGCCGTTTTGCCGACATTTCACGTAATGCTTTCGTGTCCTCGTCCACTTTCCGGCTTTTCACCTCAGCATATATCTGGGTAGTCGTGATGCTGGTATGTCCCATCATGCGGCTCACGGTTTCTATCGGAATACCCAACGAGAGCGTGATATGCGTTCCGAAATTATGCCTCGCCTTGTGGAAAGTCATGTAGAATCCGTATTGTTTTCCGACCTCTTTCGTGAGTTTAATCAAATATCCGCGACAATACACGTTGAAAATCTTGTCGCTCCGACGTTCCGGCTTGTACTTCTCTATAATCCGCAAGGGAATATCCAACAATCGGATATAAGAGGCGACATCCGTTTTTTTTCGCCGGATACGAATCCACTGACTTCCGTCCTCCTTCTGTATGATATCCTTTTCCGACAAGCGTTTCAGGTCGGCATAAGCCAGACCCGTGAACGTCGAAAAAATGAACCAGTCACGGACACGTTGCAGGTTGGGTTTATCGAGTTGTGTCGCCATCAGTTTCGTCAGGTCCTCGTATTTCAGATGGCGGCTTTTGCGCTTCGGAAGTGCCGGATGCAGTTCATCGTAAGGGTCGCGGCGTAATGTTCCCTGGCTCACCGCTCGTTTGGTCATCTTTTTCAAGCGGTACAAGTGTTCATGCACGGTTTTCTGCTGCATACCGCAATTGCTTCGCAGGTACAACTCGAAATCATCATAAAAATCCTGGTCGAGACTTTTCAGGGTGACATCTTCCGTTTTCTTTTTATCCCGTATAAACTCATGCAAGTGTCTGTAGGAACGGGTATAGCTTTCGTAACTCCCTTCCTCCCGGTCCACGCCGATTCTTTTCTTGAACTCCTCGTTATGTTCCGTAAACAGTGCCAGTAAGGTCAGTTTTTTCTCACCGATACCCAGCATGGCATTCTTGATCAATTCCGCTGTAACGAAACCCAGACTGTTTTTGATACGCTTGTAATGTCCACGGATCTGTTTGTCCAGGTCGACTATGGCGCGGTTCACGGTAATGGCATTTTCGCTTCTGCCGTCGGCACGTCCTGTTTCCGGATTCCACAGGGCGGGATTTACGGCTACCTTGATGCCTATTTGTTCCCATTTGGCATCGACACTTACCTTGCACAACAGCTGGCATGTTCCATCTTTGCGTACCTTTGTGCGGTTGATATAGAACAGGATGGCAAACGTGCTGCGGTGCTTTATCTCTTTATTCCGAATGTTGTTATTTACGTTCATGGCTGATAAGTTTAATATTAGACATACAGGTTAAATGGCAACCGAGAACCGCTCGGCAATCTTGGCATCGAGCATACGGGTGTCGTTCTCTACTTTATCATCGGTCACATGGGCATAAATCTGGGTGGTGCTTATCCGTTCATGCCCCAATATCTTGCTCACGGTTTCAAGCGGGACTCCGTTCGACAGAAGTACGGTCGTCGCGCTGGTATGGCGGGCCTGATGGAATACGAGTCGTTGCTTGATACCGCACAGGTCTGCGATGGTTTTCAGCGCGTTATTCAATTCGCTGTTGCTGTACATCGGCAGCAGTTTTCCTTCCGGTGCGGCATCCCTGTACTTTTCAAGGATATAGAGCGGAATATCCAGTAAGGGGACCTCATAGCTGATTTTTGTTTTCTTGCGGGAGGTCTTAATCCACAATGTGCCGTCCTCGACAGCCACGAGGTCTTCATCCGACAAGCGGCACATATCCCCGTATGGAATGCCGGTAAAGCAGGAAAAGAGAAACAGATCACGGATATGGTAGAGTTTCCTGTTATGGAGCGGTGTCGACATGATGCGTTCCAGTTCATGCTCCGTGAGATACTTTATTTCCCTTGCCGGTCGTTCCGCCTCATAGCCTGCAAACGGATTGGACGTCAGGATACCTGCCGACTTCGCTTTCCGGATAACCGTCATCAGCTGTGTGGTCAGCAGCAGAATAGTTCCCGCACTCAGTTGGCAGTCCGTCCGCAGGTATAGATCATATTTGTCTATGAAAGACCTGTCCAATGCCGTGAAGGGAATGTCCGAAAGGTTGTATTCCTTGTTGAGAAACTGCATGAGTTGGCCACAAGCATACTTGTAGGATGTGGCCGTGCTTTCCTCACGATTGATTCCGACTTTTTTCTCGAATTTCTTTATGAAACTGAGGAAGAACGCCACCAAAGTTTCCTGCCCGTAAGCCATGCCCAAAAGGATACATTTCACCTCCTCGGCTGATACTTTCTCCCGAAGGGCAAACAAGTCCTGATAGATGGAGAGTGCCGAAGCGCGTATCTCGTCCAACTGCCGGTTGATTTCCCTTGACCTTGCGCTCTTCCCCGTGGCACGACCGGAAAGCCATGCCGATTCCGGAGCCGTCATCTTCATGCTGAAGGCCGCCTCGGAATACTTGCCTACATTCAACCTGCCCATAATCGGGCACTCTCCCTGCTCGTCCGCTTCGCTCTTTTTCAGGTAGAACGAAACCCTTACATCTTCTTGATTCATAGCTCTATACTTTTAATTGCAAAATTAACCGGTATAGAGTTACCTGTCAGCATGAAAAATATGGCAGAACATAGAAACAGCCCCTTGAAACAGAAAACAATAGGCATATTTTACCGATATACGGAAAATTCTGCGTATCTTTATTCTCTCAAACAAGGGTTCTTTGAGATGGCAGAGGCGAAATCAGAGTAGTTTCACGTTTCATTTTCGATGTCGTTCGACACTAAAAAAGGCAACGGATAGGTAGCAAAATTACCTCACAACTCCTCAATATCCCGCTTTTTTGGAAAAAGGAAGAATACAGTCATTCAACACCCAATTCCTTTAGTCTCCAACCACTTACTTTATTCCACCAAAATCTGCCTGAATCTCACGAATTCTTCGTATCTTTGTTTCTATGGACAACGGGGAGATCATCATTTACCGGACGGCCGACGGCGAGACCCGTCTGGAAGTCCGCATGGAGAGCGACAGCGTATGGCTGACGCAGGCGCAGATGGCGGAGTTGTTTCAGACGACCCCGCAGAATATTACAATGCACACGAACCACGTATTTCGAGAGGGCGAATTGGAAAAGGAGGCAACTTGTAAGAGATCCTTACAAGTTCGCCAAGAGGGTACGCGCACGATTCGCCGTATACAGAATATCTACAACCTTGACGTGATTATCTCTGTCGGCTACCGTGTCAAGTCGCCGCGCGGCACGCAGTTTCGCATCTGGGCGAACAAGGTGCTGAAAGAGTACCTTATAAAGGGTTATGCCGTCAATAATCAAGCGAAAGCCGAGCAGTTGGAGGAGCTGAAAAAGACCGTCCGCCTGCTCTCCCATGTCTTGGCTGCGAAGGAGGTTACGAAATCCGAGGCGGTCGGGCTGCTGCGCGTGATTACGGACTACACCTACGGCCTCGATACGCTCGACCGCTACGATTATCAGCAGTTGGAGGTATCGGCCACTAC